GCTAAGGCCTCACGTATCGCCCGTGAGAAGTACGAGGATGAACTGAACCGCCTACGCCTGTTCTGGGAGAACCCCTACCCCGACCTCGGGCGTGGCTGGGTCGAGTGGCTCACCGAGTTTCTCTGGCAGCACTACGCCTTTGACGGAGTGCCGGTCTACGCTCGCTACACCATCGGCAAGGACATCCTCGGGTTTGAGATTATCGACGCCCCGACTATCAAGGTGCTACTCGACAACCGAGGTGCAGTACCGACACCCCCGAACCCTGCCTACCAGCAGGTGCTATGGGGCTTCCCTCGTGGCGAGTACCAAGCCACCCCCGAGGCCGATGGCGAGTTCTTTGCCGGCCCAGGTCAAGGCAACGAGTACCTCCGAGACCAACTGTCCTACTTCGTACGCAACCGCCGTACCTGGAGCCCGTATGGTTTCAGCGCCGTAGAGGAAGCCGTACCAGCAGCGACCCTGTACCTCGAGCGCCAGAAATGGATGAACTCCGAGTACGCCTCCGGCACGATGCCGATGACGTTCATGGTCACCGACTCTGACGAGATGGACATCCGCAAGTTGGCCGAGTTCGAGCGCCTGTTCAACGACAAGCTCATGGGGTCAGCCACCGAGCGCCACCGTGTCAAGGTGCTGCCTAAGGGCTTCCACCCCCAAGCCATGCCGACGGTCGATGAGCGCTACAAGGCCGACTATGACGAGTTCATCATCAAGCGCATCGGGTCAGCCTTCGGTGTATCCCCCAGCCAACTCGGTGTCATCCCCCGTTCGGGTCTCGGCGGTAAGGGCGAACACGATGGCGAGATGGATCAAAGCGAAACCGTCAGCCTTCGACCAATGGTGGGCTTCATCACCGAGGTCATCAACTCCCTATGCCGGCGCTACCTCGGTGCAGACAAGAACGTCACCTTCGCCATGCAAGACTCCGACCTGGTGCAGAACCAAGTGGAGCAGGCTAAGGCACTACAGACCTCCGTGTTCTCGGGTGCTAAGACCCTGAACGATGTTCGTGGCGAACTAGGCNTGCCCCTGTACGAGATGCCCGAGGCCGATGAGCCGTTCGTAGAGACCCCCAATGGGCCGGTATTCCTTCGTGGCACGATGCTGACGGACACCTCTGGCGAGACTGTCGAGCAGAAAGACGAGACCAATGGCGAACTACTACACGTACCCAACGAAGAAGGCCAAGGCGCACAAGGCCAAAACGCACAAGGCGCACAAGGCCAAAGTTCACAAGGCAACAAGCCCCAAGAACCCGTCAGTCCGAGCAAAGAAGCGCACGCTGAACTAACGGCCTACCGCAAGTTCGTCAAGGCCCGTGTCGCTAAGGGAACGTGGCGTGACTTCGTGTTCCACGAGCTAGATCCGAACACGGCTGCCGAACTGAACGCCGAAGGCCAAGCCCGAGTGCTGAAGGGTACGGAACCCGACCCTTTTTACTCCAGCCTCTGAACAAGAGGCAAGCGCACGAACTGCCAGGACACAACGCCAAAGTCNAAATCGAGAACTACTACCGACCGGTGATAGACAAGGCGCTNCGGTCAATGTTCACCGGCGCTGACGAGGCAATCCGTGAGGCCATCGCAACNAAGGAACACATCGGCAAGGCCGTAGACCCGATGGACAAGTCCNNNGCCAAGCACGCAGTCGAGCGCAACGTCAAAGCAANNAACGCACCCCTAGTCAAAGCGCTAAAGAACCTCTACGCCGATGCCGGTCTAANGGGTACNAAAGANGCGATGACCCAGATGGGTGGCGCTGCCAAACTNGGCTCGGGAATGAGTGGCCTCGCTGGTGGCGTAAACTGGGATAGGTGGAAGCCAGGCAATCCAGTCGCAGCCGAGAAGGTCGCTGGTAGAGGTCTAGCGGATCTACTACGCAACGCCGATGTAATCGTGCGAGGTATCACCAAGACCACAATGGGTCGTATCGGTGACATATCGCCACCGGTCTAGAAGCCGGTTCGACCTATCAGGAAATCTCCGATGGGGTGAACGAGCTACTCGACAACCCCACTCGCTCCGACATCATCGCAATCACCGAAACCAACCGAGCCTTCAACGCTTCAGCCATAGATGAGTATCAGGCTGCGGAGATGCCAGGCTGGGAATGGCTCTCATACGCCGGCGCGTGCGATGAGTGCGATGCCGAGGATGGGCCTCACGACTTCGGTGACGATTACCCACCGGCTCACCCGAACTGCCGGTGTGCAGTTGTTGTTCAACTTCCTGACGGAACTACTACAGAAGAAAGCATGGAGGAATAATCCACATGGCACAAGACATCACCTACATCGGACTCGGTGACTTCACCTACAAATCAACCGAGGATGGTACGCTATTAGTGTTCGGAAAGGCCACCGGCCCTGACCTTGACCTCGACTCGCAAATCTGCGATGCCGANTGGCTGAAGTCAGCGATGCCGTTGTGGTTCCAAACGGGTGCTAACATCCGTGAGCAACACAGTTCCATCGCTGCCGGTGTAGGTCTNGAACTTGCATCAGAGGGTGACGATTGGTTTCTGAAGTCCGAGGTCGTAGATCCACTCACCGCCAAGAAGGTCGAGAAGGGTGTCCTCAAGGGCTACTCAATCGGCATCAAGAACGCCAAGGTCATCAAGGATGCCAGCGCACCTGGTGGTCGCATCGTTAGCGGCACCGTGGTGGAAGTCAGCCTTGTCGATAGACCGGCCAACCCNACNGCCACAGTACAAATCGCCAAAATGGTCGGAGAACANATGGAACTNACCAAGTCAGACATCAACCAGGAAGCCGCGTTTGTCGAGCTACCTGTCACCGATGACCTCGCTACCTACGAGGGCGTGAAGGTCTGTTCAGCCTGCGAGGGAACGGGTCGAGCGCACGCTGACCTGCCAGACGATGACACCAAGTGCAGGAACTGCGATGGAACCGGCAAAGACCCCGTTGGTGAAGCCCAAGACATCCAGCAGTACAGCCCCTCGAAGCCCAACGGTGGCACCCCGAGCAACGACATGATTGATGACAAGGCCGTTGAAGGCGAAGTCGAGAAGAAGGACTATTCCGACACCGAGCGTGCCTCAATGGCCGAGTCCGGTCAGGCTATGGAGAATGGTGGCTTCCCCATCAAGACCGTCAAGGATCTAAAGAACGCCATTCAGTCCATCGGCCGTGCCAAAGACCGCCAGGCTGCTATCGACCACATCATCGCCCGTGCTAAGGCGCTGGGCAAGGAAGACCTAATCCCTGACTCGTTCAAGGAAGTCACCCACGATGAAGCCACGCTGNACTCGGTTCGTGCCGGCCTCATCGCTCTCATCAAGGCCGAGCTAGACGAAATGCTNTCCGGCGAGGAAGATGAAATCGGTGACGTGAGCGAACTGCTCTGCGCCCTTCAGATGTTTATCTGCTGGTGGGATGACGAGGCTGACGAGGGTGAGACTGTCGAGCCTTACGCCGACATGACCGAAGACGCTCCCGAAGCCTCCCCAGCAGACATGGCCTACATCGGCCTCGGCGTATCTGCCGACCTAATCAAGAGCGCAGCAAGCCACGAGGCTACTGACGCTGACAAGACCGCACTCCGTGACGAGATCCGTAAGGCCCTCGGAATGGATGAGGAAATCGCCACCTACAAGGCGAGCCTCGCAGAACAGGAAGAAGTCATCAAGGGCTTCAAGGCTGTTCTCGATGAGGTTCGAGGGATGGCAGCACCAGGAGGCCCAGTCCTCCGTCAAACACATTCGCAGGTCAAGAAGTCTGCGGATGCCGAGCGCTTGGAAATCGAGGCTGCACGACTTCGCAGCATCGCCGACCAGGTGGTCGACCCCAGTCTCCGCAACGCGTACATCGCTAAGGCTCTCGAAGTCGAGTCCGATGCGAAGCGNATTGCACGAGGCTAATCAACCCATTCCCTACCTACCAAGAAAGTAGAAATCATCATGGCTTTTTCAGCCCCATCAATCGATGACCTCTTNGGTGGCCTTCCAGCCGAACAGCGCGTAGAGCGCTTCGAGGCATACAAGGCTGCGTTGAGCGCTTGTCACTCCAAGTCACTNCAGGCNGCCCACAACGGCACNGCCACCTTCGAGAAGGGTGTTGGCCTCGTAAAGCGCAACACCGTTGCTTCGCAGGCTGCCGAGTTCAAGGAAAACCTCGCCAAGTCGGTTAGCGCCGACCAGCTCGCTGCTGTCGAGAGCGCCCTTGCCGGTATCTCGGACATCAACAAGGACTGGTCACTCACCAACCCGTTGAACACCGTTCCTTACGGCAACATCGGTCTCGTTCCCTACGACCTCGACCCTGCGCTGTCGATGCTGGTTCCCAAGACCTTCATCCTCCGCAACCAGATCCCTCGCGTGGGCGCTGTTGGTCAGGCTCTCGAATTCCGCCGTATTCTCGGTGTGAGCAACTCGGGTACGGGTGGCGTTAGCAACCTCAACACCTTCTTCAACTCCAACTCGCAGACCTCGTCTTACGGTGGCGTGACCCTGAACCGCCCAAACAAGATTGCCTACAGCGCTGACCGTATCGTCAAGTCGTTCGTGGAGCAGGGTGTTTCGGACTCCGTCACAATGCAGGCCGAGTTCGCTGGTCGTGGCTACACCGACCTTCGTCAGCTCTCGCACACGGCTTTGCTGTGGGCAACGATGCTCGGTGAAGAGCGCAACATGTTGAACGCTCGTTCGACTGCCCTCTCGACCTCGGGTCTGACCTTCACGGGTGCTGCGGATGCAACCGGAACCGGTATCGCTACCGGTGGTGCATCTTCAGTTGTTGAAGTCACGCTGTCCTCATCGTTCGGTGAGACCGCCAAGTTGTCGGCTGGAACCATTACGGCTGTCGCTGGCCAGGGTGCAAAGGTGACCTTCACCGGAACCATCCCTACGGGTTGCATCGCCTACAACATCTACGTCACCGTTGGCGCAGTTGTTTACAAGTCCACCGTGACTGACGTGGACTCCGGCACCGCTGGAAACGTGTTCTCGGTTGCTTCGGCTGCCCCCACAGTTGATGGTTCATACTCAAGCCTCGCCTACGATGGCTTCGTTGCCACGCTGACCGACTCCACGCAGTCCGGTTACATCAAGGCTTTGAACGGTTCACTCTCAACGAGCGAGCCAGGTGCAGAGTTCCAGGATGCCTTCGTATCGCTGTTCAACAGCGTTCAGGCCGACCCTGACTTCATCCTGACCACGGCTGCAATCCGCCGTTCGCTCGCTAAGAGCATCCAGCAGCAGGGCAACCCAACGGGTTACCGCTTGAACTACGAAACTGGTTCAGACGGCATCACCATTGGATCCGTTGTCACCGCTATCGCCAACGAAAGCACAGGCAAGATGGTCGATGTCATCGCCCACCGTTTCTGCCCCGCTGGTGTGGCGCTGGTTCACAGCACGCAGTTGCCTTTCCCTGACTCGGGCGTTGCCTCAACTGTTGAAGTTCACGCAGTCCAGGACCTCATGGTCATCGAATGGCCTCAGATTGGCATGACGTACGACATCAGCTCGTACCAGTACGGAACGCTTGCCTTCCGTGCGCCAGCCTGGTCGGGTGCTATCACCGGTATCACCGCCTAGTCATAGGCAAAGTCTGCCGGAGTATGGTTCGCCCTGCTCCGGCAAACTCGCTGGTCTGTCAGACCGGCACTTGCGAAGCCATAGCGCTTCAGCATCCCGAGGGTGGGTGGTTAGTTCTCCTCCCCTGGCTAACCCCCACCCTCCCCTTCTCAAGGAGAGACAAATGCGACTAGTTGGTTCAGACCGAGGCCTCACCGAAGTCACGATGAACGACAGCGCCCCCGTGAAGCGCCACAAAGACGGTACGTTCCACGTAGACGGTCCAGGCGCTCGTGCGCTGGTCAAGTCCGGTGACTTCGCAGTAGCAGGCACGACCTTCCGCAACGCTCGTGGTTATCGCTGCCAAGACTGCTCGTTCCTATCGCTATTCCCGAAGTGCAAATGCGGATCTACTAACACGATTGAAGAGGACTAATGGCCGTAGTTGCCAGCACCAGCCTGAACGAAAACACGCACGTTCCCTACGTCACGATTGACGAAGTCCTCTACTCGGCCACCGCCTCATCTATTGACTTCTCCAACCTCATCGAGAACGGCAGCGAGGCAGTCCAGCGCCGTGCGCTCCAAGAGCTAATCGTGCGCGCCTCGGTCAAGGCCGACAACTTCATCTACGGGGCGCTCGGAACTTTGACCGCTACGGTGAACACCGAGAACGGGCGCTACCGTGCCAACCGCATGGGGCAGTTCGTTATTCACCCCTACTACTGGCCCATTCTCGAGGTTCGCACCTTCAAGGTCGGCTACGGCCCAGGTTCGGCTATGACCACCGCCACCGTGTCGGCTGACACCTGCTCCATCGAGCGGATGCAGTTCATCATGACCAACCCCACCGGCCTNGGATCTACGCCGGTGCAGTTCAACACGCTGGGCAATTACGCCGTAGGTGGTGGCGAGCAGTTCGTGGAATACACCTACGTCAATGGTTTCGCCAACGCCTTCACGACCGCCGATGCCTCGGCCGGTGCAACCTCCATTCAGGTCACGTCATCCATCGGCATCTACCCAGGTCTGACCCTCACTATCTGGGATGGCATGAACGATGAGAGCGTGACCGTGGCTTCGAGCTATGACGGGTCTAGCCTGACCCTGCCCCTCACGTCGGGCCTCATCTACAATCACGGCAAGAACGTATCCATCTCCAACCTGCCGGCCACCGTCAAGCAAGCGGTCATTCATCTAGTCGTGTCAATGGTCAAGCAGCGTGGTCAGGGCGGTCTAGTCCTGAACGAACTTGGAGACATGACCCCTGCCGGTTCGGTGAACGTCACCAGCCAAGTTGATGAGATGCAGGCCTACGACCTTCTCACCGAGTTCGCTGCTATCTGGGGTCGCAACTAATGAGCCGTGCCACCGTTCGAGCGCAGGTCGCTTCGTACTTAGAGAACGCTGGCATCACCGGCCTGTCGGGTGTCAAGCCCTTCCCTGCCAAGTTCACCCCCGAGATGGAGTTCTACGCTGGCGATGACCCAGGTCACTCATCGGGTGCAATTATCTTCATGTTCTTCGAGGCCGAGACCGAGAACCGAGTGGCGCTAGGTGGCGCTCACGATGGTCGCAAGGCGGTGGAGTATTCCCTAGTGCTGGACTGTTTCATGCGCTCCACCCACAAGAAGTCCGAAGATGCCGGTGCGGACAACGAAGCCTTCTTGGACTCGCTACTTGCAGCGATCCGTGCCGACCGCAACGCTGGCAACCCTGCCATCATCTTCCAATGGGGCGAAGGCGTGAACCCTGGTGGCGCTGACCTCTCGGTCGTGAGCTACTACCCACGCTTGCTAAATGGCGCTGGAAGTGCCACCCAGACCTATTCCACCGTTCGTGTCTCGGTAGTCGAGATACTCAATTCATAGAAAGAGCATTTATGGCGTACAATTACAAGGGCGAAGTCGTGAAGGTCTACGTGGACTTCACCGATGGAGACCACACCCTCGAAGCCGTACCTGGCGAGTCCTACGACCTCATCGCAGTTCCCGAAGATGGGCTGTTTGAGGAAGTCGCTGACAAGGTCGCTAAGGCCACCAAGACCCTCGCAGACGTGCCTACGGAAGCCCCTGAAACGGCCCCAGAAGCCCCTGTAGAGCCACAGAACTAACCAGCCCACCTAACCCCTAGAAAGAGCCACCATGACTCAATTTATGACCGCCAATAGTTTCCTCGGCCTCGGCATCGAGGCTGCACGAAACACGGCTGCTGCCAGCCCTACGTTCATCCCGATTACCTCGCCACAGGTGACCCCGATGCAGGTGTTCCTCCGTGACGAGGCCCTGCGTGGATCGCCTACGACTGTCTATGACCAGGTGGCCGGTGTTCGACACGATGAGTATGACGTAAAGGGCTATGTCTACGGTGACTCGTTCCCCATCCTGCTCCGTGCCATCCTCGGTGGCGCTGACGCAAAGGCCGGCGCTGGACCCTACACGCACGGCATCAAGCTCCTCAACGACAACACGACCGGTTCACAGCCCCCGTCAGTCACCATCCAAGACTTTGACGGTGCTACCGCCTTCCAGATGACCGGCGCACAGATGTCCGAACTGTCATTGACCTTCGGTGCAGAGGCTGCTGCCGAGTGGAGCGCCAAGTTCATGGGCAACCCCTACACGCAAATCAGCATTCCTAGCGCCTCGCCCAGCACCGCCTCGTTCGTGCCTGGCTGGGACATCACCACGTCAATCGGCGGATCTAGTCTCGGCTACATCGTTGAAGGTGAAATCCACATGAACCGCAACACGGCGCCAATCTTTACGATGGGAACCAAAGCCCCACGAGTTTCGTTCGCTGGACCTCTCGAGGTCACGGGTCGTTTGCTCGCAGTTGTCGAAACGACCTCGGACATCTTCTCTAACGCCACCAACGGTTACGCCTTGTTCGATGGCCCACAGGCCACCGTCATCACCCTGACCGACCCCGTCAGCTCTAACAACATTGCCTTTACTTTGACTAAGGCGCAGTTCAGCGATGTCAAGCGCCAGCGTGGAAAGGCGTTCGTCGAAGTTGAAGTAAACTTCACCGGCAACGCCAACGCAACCGACGCTGCCCCAAGTTCCGGCTACAGCCCGATTGCCACCGTCACCACCAACAACATCTCAACTGCCTACGTAGGCTCATAAGAAAGCAAGGGGAGACCATGCCAGCAATAGAACTACCAAACGGCGCATCAGCCATCATCGCTACCAAGAGCGAAATCACCGAGCGCACATCTCGGTCAATCTCTCGGTCGTACATGGTGGCTGGTGCGACTGTTGCACGCCTCATCGAACTCGGGTATGACGAGAACAACCCCACAACCTGGTCGGCCTACTCCAAGCTCGACGAGACCGAGCGTGAGGCCGTTGATGGCTACGAAGCAGCGCTCATCGTGGGCATGGTCAAGTCGTGGTCTCTCGGAGACCTGCCGACCGTAGAGACGGTCTATGACCTGCCTAGCGAGACCTTCCGTGCGCTGGCAACGGCTTGTGGCGATGCCTACAGTCAGGCAGAGGAGTTCGGCCCCGATGGAGTCACCGACCCAAAAGCGCCTACCGCCGACTAACTGCCCTACGCCTCGCCCTTAGTGGCAAAGATGCTGATGTCGATGTAGAGCTAGCAGGGCTGTGGAAGGAATACCGCTTCCGCAAGTTATTCGGTGGCACGCATGACGATTACCTAGACCAACCCAGCGAAGTTATCGACTGGCTCTTAGCAATAGACACGACAGCACAGGAAGCAAGCAATGGCGAGTAAGTTCGACATCAAGGTCAAAGGACTAGATGACTTCACTCGTGCCATCAACGCCCAGGCTGAACGGATTGACCACGCTGCCGAAATGATTGTTCGCAAGGGTGCTGCCATTGTTGGCTCCCAAGCCAAGCGAGAGTTCTATCCACGCCCCACCGGATCTAGGCGCATTTCCAAGAACGGAAGAATTTACTACGACTCAAAGGGCTTTGGACTTGACGGCCCAGGCTATGACGGTTCGTTTGCTCCTAGACCACCCCACCCCACCTCACGCTCGGGCAACCTGCGGAACTCTATCCACATGATTGAAGCCAAACAAATCGGCCCTGGCAAGTGGATGTCTAGCACCGGCCCGACAATGATGTACGGCGCAATGGTCGAACAGGGAACGTCACGCTCACGTGCCTTCCCCTACATGAAGCCTGGTCTCGAAAAGTCCAGCGAAAAACTCAAGACCCTCTACACCGCCGAGTGGTCAAAGGCTCTGGCGTAAGGAACGATTATGGGATTACCTCCAGTCAGAGTCGAACTCATCGCAGAAATCAAAGAGTTTCTAGCTCGCATGAAAGAGGCCGAACACGCGATGGGCAAGGTCGGCGATAGGGCCACCTACACCAAAGAGAAGATGGCTGCGCTCGGTCAAAAAATGGCTACCGGCGTTATCGCTGGCTTCGGTGGAACGATGGTGCTGGCTACCAAGTACGCCTACGAGTACCAGAAGTCGCTAGAAGAAATCGGCCTGCAAGCCAACGTCTCCGAGGAAGAACTGCACCGCCTACACGATGCCGTTCTAACAACCTCATCGGCCACCGCTACTAGCACCGATGAAATCGCTAAGGCCTACTTGCAAGTTGAGAAGGCTGGCATCAAGGGCGCACAGGCCGACACAATGGTCACACAGGCAGCGATGCTGGCAAAGGTCGCTCACGCGGATCTAAACAAGACCATCTCGGCCGGTATCGTCATCCAGCAACTNGGCATCGCTAAGGGCATGAACACAGTTCAGATGTACGATGCCCTCTACGGAGCAGTCAAGAACTCGAAACTGTCGCTCGACGAACTGACCAGCGTGTTCCAGGGTAAGGCTGCGCTGGCCATCTCGAACTACGGCATCAAGCTCAACGAGGTCGCAGGTGTGGCTGGCGTGTTCAAGAAGGCCAACATGGATGCCGGTGCTGGCATGGCTGGTTTGCAGTTGGCACT